GTTCAGTGGCGTCTTCCTGGGTAACAGGAAAGATATAGGATTTCCTCGCTGATCAGACGGGGGATAGAGGGGCATATAAAGTATGTATGGGAAGGTCTGCTCTGGCGCCGGCATGGGGCATCACTTGAGCAGGTGGTAGGCAAGAGGGTGAAAAGTGGAGAACGAGAGGCGTGTGCTGCGGATGATTCGGACCGTCAAGTTAATTAGACGGGGACATTGGGCAGTGCACAGGGCATGGTGTCGTTGGATAGTTACATGTTAGAGCGGAATGCGTTCGTTAGAAGTACATGTAGGAACGAGAGGCGTGTGTTGCGGATGAATCTGGTCGTCAGGTTAATTAGACGAGGACATTGGGCAATGCACAGGGCGTGTTGTCGTTCGATGGTGTGGCTGGTTGTGGTTAGAGTTTGAGGAATGTGATATGGGTGTCGGAGGCCTTGATGGTCGACGTGCCCGCAGCCCCGGTGCAATAGACGGTGACGACATCATTGGAAACAAGAGTAATGAGTCCACTCAAATTAATGAGGCTGGTGTTGCCATCGCCGACAAGTTCGGAAATGCGGGGTGGTGTGGTGGCGGCTCCGTTCACATACAGGGAAAAGTAGTCCACGTATCCACCAGTGTGGCGGTAGTCAATGGAAAACGAATATGTTCCTGCGGCGAGGGTGATCGACCCAGCTGTGTTAACTGCTGAGATAGTGTTGACGATGGCGACGTCGAATGGAATAACCAAAGCGACGGCGGAAACGACATCACTAGAAAGACCGAACTGTGCGCCCCCACCAGAGGCGGGAGGTGGCGCGCCCCCACCAACTTGTGGGGTGCGCAGAATGACAGTGTATGTGACGTACAACTCTCCCAGATCGGTGGCTGGCGTGCCCTGTGTGGCAACGAAGAGATTGCCTACGTCATAGGTCTTGAGATCACCTCCCCCGGAGGATGTGCGGATGTAGCGTTCGCGGGCGAACTTGGTGAGGTCACCGCCCCGGCAATTGAAAGAGCTTTCTTGCCAGGGAGCCGAACGCTGTGCTTGAGCGTATGCCATGAGTGACTGCTTGCTGGTAGGTGCAAGGTCAGTTGCGTCATAGTCCACAGCCATCATTACGGTGCCGGCGGTCGTGGTGGCGACGGCCGTCTCGTATTGAAAGCTGAGTTTTCTGAACACATAAGACTCATAGTTTGCGGCTATTTTGCTGAGCCAAGGAAAGGTGGAAGCCAGTCCAGGGTTGAGCGCATAGCCGTTGGTGGCATAGTCAACGCTACCGGCAATGTCACCAATGAATTCTCGGTGAGTGACGGTAGTGCCGTTTGTTTGTGTTGTCATGCGTGGTTTGTTGGTAGTTGTCCTGCGGGATGTGGCCACAGGAGCGCGCTGCATGGCAGAAGCGCGTTTCATTCTAACGGGGGCCCGATTGGCTCGGCGTCCGCGGTTGTTTGATTTGCTTTGATTCTTGCTGGAATTCATGGTATGGTAATGAGATAAATAAATTAAATGCCCCCGCCGTTGATCGCGACGGGAAAATCAGGATAAAGCCGCCACCTGACCATGGGTGGCGACACTAGCCGGAGCTAGCTTTGCGGACTTATAGACGGCCCAGCACGCCTTACAGAAACCGGGTTTGGTGACTGTGTTGGTGCAGGGCTGAAGTCCCTTGTACCATCCGGTGACGTTGTCACCACGGCGGCAGGCCGTCTTGTCGGATGGTTTCGGTGTGGGGGGGGGTTGCTTAGGCCCGGGTGGTTTCTTACTTGTGGTTGGTGGTTTCGGAGTGATTGGGGTTAGTGGTGGTGGTTCTTCGTCGCTTTCGTGGTCATGTTTACATTCATCATGATCTGACGGATCAACAAAAACACCGTCGGCCAGGTACTGTATGGCAGCGGGTTTTGCGTCGTGTTCGGCGAGATTGGGGCACTGGTCCCAAAGTGATGTCGGGTCAGCTAGAAACAACTGGAAGGCTTCGATTTTCTCGTAATCGAACTCCTTGAGAAAGAGCGCCATTTGCCAGTCGATGTCTAGTGTGTTCCCGGATTGGTATGATGTTTCAGAAATGTTTCCTTCGCGTGCCCATTTGTCATTCCAGGGGCGTGTCGCATCGAGCAGGGCTAACTTAGACTTACTGGCGCCTTTGCACCATGCTAGGTAGTCCTGTTCTGTCTGCCGCATTATCATTCTCATCCAATCCCCAACAAGCAACGTGAGCGCGTCGTTGGTGAGGATTGATGCAGCCTTAGTGAAGGCTATGACATTACGCGGCACGATTGAATTGAGAGTCGACACGTGGAACTTGGAAATGGCTCGCAGAGGGGAGCAAACGTTGTCAGGATGCCCATTCCAAACGGCTGGTGAGTATTGTCTGGCAAGGTAATCGACGGGATCACCTCGTTTGCGCATGACAAATTTCAGTACGAAGCCCCAGCTAGCGGCTGTCTTAACGGAGTGTTTCTCCGAAATGTTGCGCTGGATGGAGTCGTCTCCCGCCATGAGCCCTAGGTTCGCGTAGGCACCTCGTTCAGAGATGCGAGCAGCAGAACCATCAATGGGTGAGGCAAGGAGGCAGCAGAATGAAATGAACGCGTTTCGAGCGGTATTGAGAGCTGAAGTATAGGGGTCTCCTGAGGCTTGGGAGAACCCCTGCTCATACGACACACCGTGCCCGGCACGGACACGGTTGCCGTATGTCAGTTCATACCACGTGATGATCTCAGCGTGGTCAGCGGGCTCGAAATTGCTTAACAAGAAGGCTACGTCAAATTTCCTTATTAGGTGATTAATAGTGCCGTCCATGCGACTGTAATCACCCAAAGCTATCTCATTGGTCCTGTTGTCCGATACATGTTCGGCGACACGGTTTGCGACCTCACTCGGTGTGAGGCCAAAAGAGTACCATGTGGTCCGTTTCATGTTGTCGGCAAGGGCCAGTGAAATTCGGGAATTTTGTAGACGTACTGGGGCAGGCATAGGGGTGATGTTGCGTGGGTCACCGGGCTTCATACCTGCTTCAGTTTTCTGAAATGATTGTGTGAGTTTTCCTAAGGCTCTGGCGTAAACGAGCCAGTCGCTAAGGCGAAAACCCATCGCCTCATTGTTAGAGAGGCGCTGGCTGGGTTTGCTTTGGCGTTCGTATACATCGGCAGCAGACAACAATTGCACTTTGTTGTTGCAGATCTCGCGTTTGTATTCGTTGAGGAAAGCCACAATGTTTCTTTCTTTGTATCTTCCCAAATCCGCATCAAGATGTAGTGGACGTACATCTGTGATGCGAGTTTGGATGCCGTGCAGCGTATTTCCCCTTGCATCTTGGGGGATGTACGTGCATCCTCGAGTGGCGCCATCGAAGAATGCACTGAGCACGGATATTTTCTCTTTTTCCTGGTAGTCCTCAACACGGAAACGATAGTTCGTAACTGTGGGAGGCCGAACGTATTCAGTCACGCGGGTGTGGCCGCGCTCATATGTCACGGCGTTGATCCCGACAATGATTTGGTCGGTTGACCATCTGTCACGGAATTC